GGAGTCCGAGATAGCGAAAAGGCTTGCCGGAGATACTCCCAAGGGTGGAAACACGAAGCGTAAGATGACCGAAGAGGAAATTGAAAAGCTACCCACTAGAGAGGAACGACAAAAGGCAAGGCGTGAAAACGGAATTATTCTATAAAGGATTAAATTATGGCGTATGACAATTTCAAACCAACCATGTGGGCTGACTCGATTCTTGAGAATCTTGATAATGCGCATGTGTTCGGTGCTTTGGCAAACAAAGAATACGAGGGTACCATTTCCGGTGCTGGCTCTAGTGTTAAAATTAGCGAAGTAGGCAACGTTGCTGTTTCTGCTTATGCTGGTACTGTTTCTTATGAGGAGTTGGACGATGCTTCCAAAGAACTGTTGATTGACAAAAAGGCTTATGCCGCCGTGTCGATTGACGATGTGGACAATGTACAGTCCAAGCCTAAACTTCTAAGCAAGCTCTCAGAGAGAATGGCTTATGGTATGGCGAACTACATTGATGCCGATATCGCTTCTTTGTACGCTGAGGCTGGTATTACCGTAACTGGTACTACTTCTTCTGCTACTGATATCACCAGTGCCAATGTCATTTCATTGTTCACCAGTGCTGGAAGGGAACTCGATGAAGCTAACGCTCCACAAGAAGGGCGTGTTGCTGTTGTTCCACCGTGGATTAAAGAGAAGATGATTCTTGCTAAGATTATCCGTGATACCGACAATAGTGCTACTGTTGCCAATGGTTTTGCTGGACGATTCTTAGGATTTGATGTTTATGTCTCAAATAACATTTCTCACAGTGGTACTACTTGGTATGCTCCTATGTTCTTCATTCGTGACATGACCATCGGTTTCGCTTCCCAGTTGAACAAGGTTGAGGCTCTCAGAGCTGAGGCTAGCTTCGAGGACAAGATGCGTGCATTAACCGTCTATGGTAGAAAGGTACTTTACCCTGCTACTTTGGCTGTCGCATATGTCGCTTCTGGTGCTGAAACTGTTATTTAGGATTGAGTGATGGATAAGAAAAAAGCCACCGTCAAAAAGGCGGTGGAATCTAAGAAGAAAAATCCATGTGATGATTGCATGGTGACATATGATTCAAAGAAGTCTTTCTGTAGATCGTGTGTCAATTATAGAGGTTAATTATGGCTAGAAGTGCTGTTACTGTTTCCAAGATGCTGTTGTTCAATACGGCATACGCTGTTACCGCTGATGCGGTGGACTTGACCGAAGACCATTCTATTGATGTATCGGATATGAACCACTCCAAGGTTCTTATTCGTTTCGCTGGTGCTACAACTGCAATGACCGTCACCATCAAGGCTGGAGATTTCTCCGATTCTACTATTGGTGATTTGGAAGTCGCTGTTGGAACTACCGATATCAAGGTTGTTGTTGTCGAGTCGTCTAGGTTCCTGCAAGACGATGGAACCATCTTGATTGATACTGCTTCAACTGGTGCTGTCACAGGTGCTACAATCGAAGCATATCTGCTTCCCTAACTAATGCCCCTTCGGGGGCTTTGAGGTTATTATAATGATTAGTCTAAGCAAAGTAAAAGAGTTGTTAGGGATTACTACTACCACATATGACACACAGATTACTGCACTCTTGCCTGTCGTGAAAGCCGATGTGAAGCGGATACTCAATCATAATTTCCATGAGCGAATTTGGGCGACCATCGTAGAAGGTGAGAGTGATTTTGTCTATGCGTATGGTGCTTCCGAAACTTCTTTCGCAGTCAATAAACCAGTAGATAATGATATCGAATTTGGTAGAGTCATTGAGGGTACTGGAATACCTGATGATACTTACATAACAGAATATGACGACTACGAGAATATAGCTTACTGTAACAACTCTTTTACTGCTGACACTGATAGAATATACACTTCAATCTCGATAGCCCAATGGCAAGCGATTGCTAAAATGGTATGGTTCAGAATCCAAGGCTCTAGCACGAAGATGAAAGAGAATCTATCTGCTAAATCAATCGGTGATGTTTCGGTTACATTCGACACTACGAGAATGAACAAACTTTACGGATATCCGCAGTCTATCATAGATGACTTGGGTACTCCGTATCAGAGGGTAGGATGAGCATATTAGACTACTTCGACGACTGGCAAACGATGACGATAGCTCTCTATGGGTTGACTACTACGTACAATCCAAGCACAGGTCAAATGACCGAATCTTGGGTACTCAGGGAAACCAAAGAGGCGTTTGTATCACAAGCTAGTGCTGGTAGAGGTTTGTTCACTGACCGACAGATTGACGAAGCTGATTTTATGATTCGGGTAGATGGTGCATTGACTAGAACGGATATAATCTACTTTAACAACGAGTGGTTTAGTATGCCGTATCCGAACGATCATCTTTTCCAGAATGAGTTGTATACTTCACTGATTAAGCGTATCGATACTCCGTCAAGTATAAGTGGAACACTACCTACTGTATCAGTTTTGGGTGACTTCGGGGGCGTGATATGATGAAGATGACCGAAAAGAGGCTAAAATATGGGGACCCGAAGAAAGCTGTCAAACTGGCTCTCAATCCATCGTCTTTGAACATTGGTGTTGCTATAGCTTCTCAGGCTAAACTATTGGCTCCGGTTGATAACGGTCAACTACGGAACTCTCTTAGTGCTTCCACCCTAAAGGAAACCAAGCTACTGAACAACAAATCAGGAGAGTTTGCCGAGGCATTAGACACGCAAGGATTGAAGGCTAACGAGGCGTATGTGGGAAGTAATTCAGACCATGCTATACATATGGAGTATGGAACGATTAAGGCAGTAGCACAACCGTTTCTTAGACCGAGTGCTGAGTTGATTGTAGACCGAAAGACTCCGGCTGATGTTGTAGCTAAATATTGTAATGAGCAGATGGAAAAAGAGTTGAAGAAACGCAAGGAAGAAAGGGCAGGTAAGTAATGGACATAAACATTGGTAATTATCTAGTTCAAAGCCTCTCCACTACCGAAGTCAAAGCGAAATTAGATACATTCGTAGTAGGTTCTACGACCTATCATGCAATCTTCCAAGGAAAGTCAATTCCTGTTGCTTATCAGAGTCTGGCGAAGATTCTACAAATCTACCGTACATCCGTGCTAACTCCGCATGACTTTAACGCACCATTGTACACCGTGAACTGTCGGCAACCTACCGAGCATGATGCTGACACTTTAGCGGAAATTGTATATAATGAAATCAATAGGTACTTCGGTACTTATTCGGGCGATAGGATGTATACACAATGTTCGATAGGACAAAGTATACCCGAAGATGATAACCGCTGGAATACTCCGGTGGAAGTAAGAATTTTCTCAAAGAGGTAAATTATGCCAAGACAAACGAACGAAAAGAACATGGTATTTCCTGACGGCTTTAGGCTGGAAATCTCCACCGATGGAACTACTGGTAACGCATGGGAAGATGTGGGAGTCCTCGCTGGTGGTGCAACTGTTACATTTAACTGGGACGAGTTTTACTTGGACGGTGGAAACTATGAAGGTCTTGTAGACAAGGCTATCAATCCGACTGTTGCTCTTGCTCCTAGTGCCGTGTGGAACTTTGATGCTACAGTAATCAAGAATCTGTTTCCGGGGATGTTTACCAGTGCTGTTGCAAGTTCTCCTGTAGCCGGAACCGATGTGACCTACGCAGGTACGAGAAATCAGGTGACATTGACACGATCTAAAATCAGGCTCACGCACTACACCGTTGATGCTTCCGGTGGTGCTGAAACTGATTCTGATATCGATTGGCAGTTCACCTTGCACAATGCAAAAATCGACGCTGGTGGAAGTTTCAATTTCAAGGGAGTAAACGAGGACGGACTAGACGAGGTAACAGTTTCCTTCACCGGAAAGCCTGACCCTGCAGAAACCTACAAGCTGTTCACTTTCTTCCAAGCATAAGGAGTTATCATGCCTAGACAGACTAACGAAAAATCCATCATATTTCCTGATGGTTTCAAGTTCGGAATTGACACTGGTGGTGGCTTTGAGGATGTAGGAATCTTGGCTGGTGGTGCAACTTGCACCTTCAACTGGGATGACTTCTCACTTGATGCCGGAAACTACGAGCAACTTCTGGACTATGCAAAAAATCCCACGGTCGCTTTGGCTCCGAGTGCAATCTGGAACTGGAATCCGGGTGTTATCAATAAGTTGATGTTAGGCTTCACCAAAAAGACGGATGCTACTACACCGACTACCGGAACCGACCTAGAGTTTGCCGGAACCGCTAAACACTTTACCATTAATCGTGCATCTTTACGACTGATACACTTTGACGGAGAAGTAGTAGAGACTTTGGTAGCTGATGATATCACCGCTCTTACTGCTGACACGGTTAACGATTACATCACTGTACCAAAGACGACCTTCTTGGGTGCGTTGACTTGGACTACCAATATTGACGGCTATGTTGAGATTGACGGAATGACAGAGGTGCATGTAGACGACAAGAACTCGGCTTCAAGCCAAGGACACTTCTACACCGATGCCACTAATTTGTATTTCATCGTTGCTACTGGAACGTATGCTGATTTGGCAGGGGCGAAAGCTGGGCTGGCTGGTACCGTGGTCAAGGCGTACACTTCCGCAGATTGGGCGTTTACTTTGTACAATGCTAAAATCGATGCAGGGGCTTCAATGAACTTCAAGGGCATGAACGAGGATGGTCTTAGTGAGTACACCGTAAGTTTCACAGGCAAACCAGACCCAAGTGAGAGTTATAGACTGTTCAGATTCTTTAGAGCATAGGAGGATGTATGAGAGAAATTGGTATCGACAGGCCTAAATTTGATGTAAAAGTAAACGATAGAGTCTTTAATATGGCTTTTATTCCTAACTTGGCTAGGAAACGATATATTGACTTCTGGCATAGAGTCGAGGAAGTCATGGAAGCTATGAAGATTAAAAACAAGAAAGAACGTCAGAAGGCTGTCGATGCCTTATCCGATGATAACGAGGACGAAATCTTGAAGGATATTATCAGGATTACCCTAGAGGCTAACGGATACGATTACTCAGAGGATTGGTGGGAGTCTAACACTGATTCTGAAATGCAACTTGACTTCGTTAGAGCTGTCATAGAGGGTGCAGACGAGGGTAAAAAAAAAGTGGTAAATCTGCTAAAAGCGTAAAGGAACTAGACTGGGATAGACTATACTACGCACTGAAAAAAGAAGGTGTTGTGAACGACAAAGTAGAATTTTGGTTAAAGATGGACTTGACAGACCTAGAGAGTGCAGGGGCTTTTATCCCGAAAGAGGTTTGGGACAAGTTCATTTTTAAGACAGACAATTCTAAGATACAGATTAAACCGAGGGATTATACGAAATGAGAATCATAGAGCAGTTAGTTTATAAAATAACCGGAGACAACAAAGAGTATGACAAATCTCTCGATAATTCCGAAAAAAGTACCAAGAAGTTTGGTGATGTAGCTAATAAGATATTCGCAGGCGTGACTGTTGCGGCTATTGCCATGACGGTTAAAAAGCTCGGTGAAATGGCTATTGCTTCTGCTACTGCTTTAGATCGTGTCGATAAGATGAGTCAGAAAATCGGCATATCTCGACAATCTTTCCAAGAATGGGACTTTATACTCAGTCAGTCTGGTGCTTCCGTTGACGGGCTTCAAATGTCCCTTAAAACACTTGCTACGGCTACCGAGCAAGCAGACAGGGGAAGCAAGGAATATGTAGATACTTTTGAACAATTGGGAGTATCGATATATGACACCAACGGAGAGTTAAAGAATCAAGAAGAATTATTCAATGAAGTATTCGTAGCTCTTGCCAATACCGAGAATCAGACCAAGCGAACCGCTTTGGCTTCTGCTCTCTTGGGGCGTAGCGCAACCGAGTTATCTCCGGCTTTTAACGCTGGTGGTGAAGCTATCGAAGGGATGCGAAAACAGGCTCACGATTTGGGATTAGTCTTAGGTGATGAACTCGTAGACCAAGGAGTAGTTTTAACTGATAACATCGACCAATTGAAACGAGCTTTTGGGGCGTGGAGAACCGAGGCATTAGCACCTGTTATCGGGGTATTAGTTACTATCACCGATAAATTGTTAAATCAGAAAACCGCAACCAGTGAAATGGCTGGTGTACTAGATACGATAAAAACCAAGACCGCAGAGTACAAGGAAATATCAGACCAGTTAGTTAACACACAGAATAACCTTTCCGATGCTGAGCGTGATTTGCTCTTAGCGAGAAAAGAAACACTAGGCTTTGAAATCAATCGGCAACTATTACAACTTGCCACTAGCTACGGTAAAACAACCGAGAAAATATCAGACTTAGAAGATGCTGTACTACGTCAGAATGATAATGTAAAAGAACAACAAAGAATACTACGTTCACTGAATAAAGATTCATACGACTATGAATTACAGCAGAGTGTACTTGCTCAGGCACTCATAGACCAAGCTGATGCACAAGAAGAACTTTCAAACGCTCAGATATCGTATAACGGACTTATCACAGAGGCTTCCAAACTCATAGCTGATGGAGTATTAGACGTTGAAGCATTAGCAGATGTTAACAGCGAATTATATGACCAATTAATAGCTGGTGCAGATGCTATAGATAAAGAACGAGAGGCTATCGAGAAAGCTAGAACAACTTTTGAAATGTTGGGTGATTTGACTGAGGAAGAACTTAGAAAAATTATAGAACAAAATAAAGCTAGAACAGATAGTGTTTATTATATGGAGTTGGTAAGGCTTGCAGAGGAACAACTAGCTAATGTTGTAGACGATACTACCGATGCAATAGAAGAAAACACCGAAGCAGTTGCAGAGAATACCAGTGGATACAATGATGCTCAAAAAGCATTCGATGAATGGGTAAAGAATAGAAACGAAAAGATTCGTGATACATTCAATCAGGAAACTAAAGCTAGAGCAGATGCTTATAAACTCATGGAATCTTATAGACAAACAGACCATGAGAAAGCTATCACAGCAATACAAACCCAAGCACAAGCGTTCTTACAAGCTGGTGTTGATCGTGTCGATGTAGCAAAGTGGCAATCTGAGCAAATTCAAGCGTTGATAGAAGATGAAAAGTTTGCATGGGTTGATTACTCAATGAGTATTGCAAGCTCTATAGCTTCCATGTGGGATAATATAAACAGCATAAGAGAAAACAACCACGAAGAAGAATTAAACCGCATGAAAGAGGAAGGTGCTAGCCAAGAGGAAATAGACGAGCGTAAAAAAGAACTAGCAAGAGAGGATTTGAAACGCAAAAAAGCTCAGGGAACTTTCCAAGCTATCATTGATACTGCATCAGCTGTTATTGGGTTCTTAGCTAACCCCGGTGGTTGGGCTGGTATAGGATTATCTGCAATGGCTGGAATCACCGGAGCAACACAGATAGCGGCTATCAATTCAGAACCACTCCCGGCTTTTGAAGTAGGCTCAATCAGAATCCCACAGACACAAGAAGCTATCGTACATAAAAACGAAATGATTATACCTGCACCAATAGCAGAGCAAGCACGGCAAGAAGGTATCTCGATTGCTCCTAGCGGTGGTGGTACTAGCGCACCGATACATCTTGTGGTAAACTTAAATGGTAAAACAATCATAGAAGAAACTGTCAAGGGTATCAACTCAGGGCAGTATGGAAAGATTGATACGAGGATAACAAAATGAAATTAGCTTACGACAATGCTCTAGTTACTGCAACTTTGAGTGAACCGAACGAGAACGCAAACTATCCTCTTGAAAATCTCTATCACAAGTGGAAACGCAGAGTCTATCAGTCAACGGCTATAAGTACTACTATTACGGCAGTTCTAGACCATACTCAAGACATAACTTGTATTGGGATAGCATATCATAATCTTACATCATGTTCGGTGAAGTTCTACGATGCTCTTGACGCTCTCTTAGACACTTGGGTTATGGATGTATCCGAAGATATCGATATGGTCTACGGTGATGCTCAAGAGGTCGCCAAGATTGAGTTCTTGGTAGAGTCGATAGTACCTATTTACATCGGGAGTCTGTTCGCAGGGGAAAGCCTGTCATTCTCAAAAAGTGCTGACCAAGACATGCCACTTAACTCTAGTGATGTGGTTACATCCTCTAGCGATCAACAAGCATCCGGTAGGCAGGGAACAGTCTATAGGTCAGGTAATGTTTCAATTCCTCTCTTGACTTCCACCGAGCGTAAGAGTTTAGAATCCGCTTTCATAGACCGTGGTTTGATTCTCCCATTCTACCTAGACTTATGGGACAATTCCCACGCAGACTTTTTACCTTTGTATGGAAGATTTGCTTCAAGTCTATCTATAAGTCACCTACAAGAAGGTGACACTGTTTCATTCGACTTTCAGGAGGTCAACTAATGATAACACAAGTAGCTAATCCGAGTTCAGTACCGGGTGCGGTTGCGGATTACGAAGCACAGAACGCTCATATTTCAGCTTTTAACAACATCGTAAACAATCAACCGTTTATCCTTACTAATTCGGGTGGTACAGGGCTTCCGGCTATCAAATTAGGTACATACATTCAATACGGTGGCAATCTGTATGTAGTCGATACATCAGACTACGCAATCACAGGAACGCCTGTAGACGGTAACAACTACATTAGGATATCAGGTACCACCACTTTGACCGCAGAATGGATTCAGGACATCTCTAGCTACGTCTGGAATGAAGTCTACGGTTATAAGTACACAGGGAGTTATGCAATTCTACCGTATCTGGTAGTCAAGGATGGGACGGAATACGCAAAGTATTCGATGGTTGATAGAAACTATGTTTTAGACCAAAACTTAAGAAAACAGGATAGCCCTACATTTAATAGTATTGATTTAACTTCTCCATATTTTTTAGCTGGTGGCAAGCATACTTATATGTATCGGTTTTATGCTGGTACTAGTGGTGAACTTGATTCTTCAATATTCACTATCTTGGATGGAGTTATCCCAAATACTGGAGATAAATGTATGCTAAATGGGTTTGGTACACAAGATTCAACATCAGAAGTAATTATATTTATGGTTGCAAATAGATTTTCTTCTACTCAAATAAAAATTGAGGGATGTTCTCTTACCGGAGTAGCAAAGTCGATTATAATAGAGAATACAGCTACAAGAACTTTTTCCGGTAACTCTCTATATGCGGTGTAATATGTTAGGGTTTATTCTTTGGTTTAGTTTATCTTTTGGTATGCAAGAACAACTATCTCTTAGTTATCCATATTTTACTGAGATTTCAATACATGCTGAAAATGAATATATTGATATATACGGTATATACAAAAATGAAATGGTTAACAACTTCCCATATTTTACACCAATGCAAGATACATTTACTGTTGGAACAAAGTTTACTTATAATAATATATCTTTATCTTTAGAACATCAGTGTTCACATGCTTTGAATGTAGGTGGTAGAAATGAAATTTATGATACAGGATATAATAAGTTATTTATAACAATATCAAGTAGGTGAAAATGTTTAGTGTAGTAGAGATTGACAAGACATTTAGTTACGAAGGTGAATTTACTCCATATAGTCCGTATGTATACGAGTCAATAGCTACTATTGGTGCAGGCTTACAAGTCGAGTCTATTGCTACTTATTGGACTTCTACCTTTGGTGCAGATGGGACTTATAACACCGTAGCAACTCAGATAGAATCAATGACTCTTGACTCAATCTTTGAGTTAACTAAACAGGATTCACTAGTTGATTGTCAAGCTACGCAGAGTTCTTTCTACTTCGATGCTACATTGCAAGTTTTATATGTTCACATAGCACACACTGATAACCTCCTAGCTCACACGGTGGAAACAGGTGTACTCTACGGATACTGTTCCGATACAGTACGGTACTTTAGAAACCAACTCTACCGTCCGATAGTACAGTCAATACCTTCGCTCTCAGACCAAGCAGACCCACTACAATACGGCATCATGGCTTTCGGTGGAGGCTCGATAGTCTTTACCAACGATGTTACTTCTGGGTTGGGACTATTCGACACAGACGAGAAACTCTATGGAAACCCTGTCAGAATCAAGCGAGGTTCAGAGGGTGACGATTACGATGATTTAGTCTTAGTCTTTAGCGGATATGTCAAGGACATTGAAACCACCACAGCTACCATGACTCTTGAAGTCGGGGACAAACGAGAACGCTTAGAGGTGGAATATCCTACTGAGGTATACGATGCTCTTGACTCATATAATCCTGACACTTTGGCATGGGAGATAGACCAATTTCCCAACGCTGATGGTTATGGTGATGTTATCCAAGTTCCGGCTCATCCTATTGAGGATAAAGGTTCTACTATAGTCTATAGATGGGGATGTGGTGTTACCTCTATTACTCAAGTCTATACATATAATGATGAGGTATTAGACCAAGTTTCACATACTGCTTTTTCTACTGATGGTACATTTGAGTTAAATGCTGTCGATGTAGCAAAAACAGGGACTGACCCGAAGCAAGGCTTTAAAGATGTCTATGTCACCGGAAGAATGAGGAACTACGACAACCCTGCTGATATCATCGCAGACTTAAATGATCGTATCGCAAACATAGAATATAACGCAACGAATTACAATCAAACCGAATGGACTTCAGAGAAAGCCTTACTAGCTGATGTATCTTTATACATGGATGAGCCGAAACGACTGTACGAGTGGATTGAGCTTCTCCAAGCTGGAAGTAATTACGGATTCAGATACGAAGATACAGATAAGATTACTCTCAGGGTAGACGATAAATCGAGAACGGCTATTACTTTCGCAGACGGTACTACCTACATTAGACCAGTAGAAATAAGAAACTCAGATATCCCTATAAAACACAACGCTCAATTATACGCCTCTAGTTGTATCGTAAAGTACGCTAAGAATCACCGCCACGGACACTTTAGCCAAGTAACCAACACCGACTACGAAACGGATGTTTTGAAAGAGCATAGAATCAAGAAGATACAGACATATGAATCGCTTTTAACCAACTCAACTGATGCTGATGCCAAAGCCCTCCTAGTGATGGAAGATGTTTCCAAAGTACGACCAATAGTAGAAATAGTGATTGACTCTGAGAAGTGGCTAGGTTCTAGCGGTGGCGATATGCCGAGAATCTTTGACATAGTTAATATCGAAGCTTCTCTATTGACTCACGGCTCTAGTATACCAACTAAATGGACTTTCGTATTAGGTGATACTTTATTATTAGGTGATGATGATATTGTCTTAGGTGAAAGATACGAGGTCACACGAACAGAAGCGTACACAGACTCTAGGGGTAAGAGAATCTACGCAGGGGAAATGGAATGCCAAGTGATTGGCGTTGAGCCGAATTTGGAAACGGATGAAATAAAACTCCGTCTACGGAAGATAGGGTAACTTTACAAATTATGAAAATGTGTTATAATAAAAAGAGAGGTTAAATAATTGAAATTGAAAGATATGAAAATTGATGAAATATTAAAAGAGAGGTCAATATATGCCAACTCCACTTTATAATACGGATGTACAAAAGATAGTAGACCGAACTCCGAAAACAGCGTTATTAGATACAGATGTTTTTGTTGTTGCAGACGAGGACGGAACTTTAGCACCGATAACTAAGCCTAATGCAAAAGCAACTCTGGATATAGATAAAGCTGAAACCGACATTAGTCTTTTACAAGCTCAAGTCTTAGAAAACTACGGTGACATATCTACTCTTGAAGGCGAAATGGACACTGCTCAAGATGATATAGATTCTCTTGAAGGTAGGATGACTTTAGCTGAACAAGATATAGATGCTTTAGAAGCCGAAGTAGAAACGATCTTAGTAGGACAAGACCTAGACCCTAATAAGGATGTAGAGGTTTTGGGTGCTAGGGCTTCTGGAACTACAGCGGATTCTTATGCAACTATTGGTGACAGGATGGATACTATGGAAACTCGCACACCGTACTTTGATTCAGTCGGTGCTTATGCTGGTTATATACAATTAAAAGCTGTCGATGGGCATTTAGTCCTTTCGACCACGGAGGTATAAATGGACTTTACCGTACCAACATCTGAACAGATGGAAACACTGATTACTGAAATGAAATTACTCAGACAGTTCACTATGGGAGAACTAAAGGCTCTTGGTGTAGAGTTTACTCTTATGCCTGCTACAGTAACAGGGACAAGAACGCTCGATGCTTCTTCTTCAACGCTTCGGGTAAATGCAGGGAGTATGAATACAGACCCATATCCTACGACTGACATTCGTTATAAGTTCCCCTTCAACGAGATTCGCACTGCTAAGATTACTTCTGATTTTGAAGTAGTAAGATGGATTGATGAGCCAGACTTTCTTGATGCTGATGGTATTATCGCTGTTAGACTCAGCAAGGCATACATTGACGTTCGGGATATCTACAACCCTGTTCTCAGACGAGACAAGACACCTGATTGCATCCTTCCTCCCTTGTTTTATGATTATGAAACACAGAGCGAAAGAGATTATGTATGGGTTGGTGCTGATAAATCATCTAAAGTCCTAGGGGAGAACAAACTCACCTCTGTTTTGGGTGAACCATATTATACTAACCAAAGAGCTGATACCGTACTGAGGCCATATTCAGAAGCGGTAGGAGAAGGATGGAGCCAAGCTGATATTGCATTACGAGATTATCTGAGGATTCTTATTCTTATAGCTGGTGCATCTCACAATACACAGGCTGTCTTTGGACGTGGTGTGTGTGACCTTAGATATACTGCCTCTGATGTAGTTACCGTAGCTTCAACAGATGATAATTATGTTATTGTTTCGGATGCCACTGGTGCTTTGTATAATGAGGATGAATGGGTTAACTTAGGAACAGCACAAGGTAGTACCGCTGTATTCGCTCAAAGGAAGATTGCTCTCATAGAAGCAGATTATGACTCGCTTGGTAACACACGTATCACGGTAGATGGTGCTACTTTCTCTACTACTGTTGGTAATGTTCTATGGCACGCACCACAACTTATTTCTGAAGCTGATTTCATGGCTATGGGTAACGAGTGTGGTTATATCGGTGTAGATGGTAGAGTGCCTGTTTCATTCTTCGGAATATGGAATCTATGGGGTAATATTTGGGAATGGTGTGATGGATTATTCCATGTTGATTTGGTTCCCTATTACACATACGACCCAAGTAAATATTCACTCATTGGTGCATCACAACCTGCTGACTTAACGCAGTTTACTCAACATGCAACAGTTATGCCGTCTAGTAGTGGATATTGTGGTGAGTTTGCAGGAGAGCCTGCTGTACCATCAACATTAACAGGTGGTAGCGATAGTGCTGGTATGTGTGATTACTTTTATACTTCTACAGGTTATAAGGCTCTCCTTGTTGGTGGTTTTTTGAACTCTGGTTCTTATGATGGTTTCTTCTCTTGGACTGTGGGCGTTGCACCGTCTAGTGCTTATGGGAACGTTGGGTCTCGCCTCTTGGGAAGACCGTAGTCCTCGGAGGTTTGGAGGCGGACAGCCTCCAATGTATTTGATTTTTGTTGGTGGTTAATTGGATATCGTAATTAAGGGGTTATGAGCAAGAGGCTCTCCATGTTGGTGGTAATTTGAACAATGGTTCTAATGATGGTTTCTTCAATTGGAATGTGAACAATGCACCGTCTAATGCTAATTGGAACATTGGGTCTCGCAACTTTCTGAAATTTTTCTTTTTACTTTTTGCGCATAATTCCTCACCGCTTGGTGAAAATAAAGACGTTACGGATTGCTTGAGAAGCTGTAAAAAGTGGGGAAGCAATAGTCAGAAAGAGGTTGATTGTGCATAGAACAAAGCATGTATGGGAAAAGATAACAGACATTGAAAATATCAAATGTGCTATAGTATGTGCGTCTAAGAAAAAGACTAAACGTAAAGGGGTACAAAAGGTATTGACTCACATTGACCACTATGCTTCAGAGATTCAACAGCTCCTTATCACAAAAACATATAAACCATCACCGTATACTGAAGTAGTCATAAAAGATGGTAGTTCTCAGAAAACTCGTACTATTCACAAACCTAAGTTTTATCCTGACCAGTGCATACATTGGGCGTTGGTATTACCTTTACAAAAAGGTTGGAAGAAATCATTACACCCTTCTACATGTGGCTCTATCCCTCAACGTGGTGGTCATTACGGAAAGAAGAAAATAGAACGATGGATGCGTAACGATAGAAAGAACACCAAGTATTGTTATAAATTGGACATAAGTAAATACTATCAATCAATAAATCAAGATAAATTGTTACAAATGTTTCATCGTAAAATAAAAGATAAGAATACTCTATGGCTAATTGAAAAGATTGTACGTTCCCACAATAAAGGACTTCCGATTGGAAACTATACTTCTCAGTGGTTTGCTAATCTATTTTTGGCAAAACTTGATTGGCATATATCACAGAAATTAAATGTCAAGTACTATGTTCGTTATATTGATGATATGGTTTTGTTTTCAAGCAATAAAAAGAAATTACATAAAATACGTAATGTAGTAGAAGAATTTATTTCTGATATAGGGTTACATGTAAAAGGTAATTGGCAAGTATTCAAAGTAAAGGAAAGAGGTGTTGATTTTCTTGGTTTTAGATTTTTCCATACTCATACAATCATAAGAAAGTCTACGGCATATAGGATGCACAAACGAATAAGAAGAATAGGTAAACACATTCCTACTCCTAGTGAAGTTAGTGCAGTGTTTAGTTATATGGGAATAACAACCCATTGTGATTCAAGAAACTTTATCATAGATTACATATTACCATATGTTGATTTAAGATACTTAAAGGAGTTACAAAGTGAAAACAGTAAACTTATCGCAGTCGCCTGAGCTATATAAAGCTCAGAGAAATGGAACTAATCTTATCATAACACTCTATGAAAATGTTATTGATATGTCAGATGAAGAAAGTCAAAAGTTTAGTGCTGATATGTACCAACTGAAGATGCCTTATAGAAAAGGTCTTTTGTCTGATGAAAACTATGAGAAAATGCTGGATTTTGCAAAAAAACTGCATAGTCCTAGTAACGCAGTAGAGGAACGGCAAGCAAGAGATATTTTGGTATGATTGACAAACTACTCCATGCCGAAAGTACATCTTTAATCGTAATCGGAGGCTCTATCGTTCATCCGATTCTAGGCATAGCCTTAGCTATCCTAGCCTCACTAGGTAAAGAGATGTATGATTGGTTCGGTTATGGTAAAGATGACGGATGGAGCAAGTTCAAAAAACTGATGTTTGGTGATTTGATAGCCGATGGTATCGGTATTATCATGGGGATAATTTTAGTTCTTGGAGTACGACATGGAATTTCTTAGAGAAGTATTGCCACTGTTGCTAGTGGTATTGGGTGGCGGTGGAATAGTTAATACATTGATAATCAGGCATTACACGAAGCACGATCAAGTAAAGGAGCTTTGCAAGGTGAATAATCGACAAGCTGAGGAACTGGTAATTTTATCGTCTAGTATGAGCGGTGTTATGAAAGTGCTTTCCTTACTCGTAGATGCCTTGCATGAGAAAGGCGTACTCAACGGAAATTCCGTAGAAGTAAAACGAGAACTGAACGAAGCTAAACGGACTATCGACCAATACACAAAACAAAAGAAAGACAAAGGTCTTTTCGTAGGAGATTAACATGGCAAAGAAACTGACTCTTATAATCTTGTCACTAGCTTTTATTATCGGCTCTATAGGTGCGTTTGTAGGCACGTTCAACATGGATGGATACATTAACTTTCTTAAAGGATTTGCACCGCTGTACATCGCTCTCATAGCCTCTATCGGTGCTAATTCCGCTGTCACTAAAGTACAGGACGGAAAGAAATGATTGAGTGGGTAATAGGAATCATTTTAGGACTCTTTGCACTTCTTGGTACACTTCTTGGTATCCAAACTTTCAGGGTAAAAAAGAATAAGCAAAAAGTTACCGAACTAAAAGAAGAAGTCGTAGAGAAGGAAAGGCAAAATTCTATCTATAAGACGACTAGATCACATTCGGACGAAGCTAAACAAGAAGTAGAAAATGTCACTCAGGAATACGAAAAACTAGAGGAGGAACTTGATGAAGCAAAAACGACTGATGATATTATCCGTGTTGCTAATGATATTGTTGATAAGTTCATGTCAAACGACTGACACGGTTAAATATGAAGTACCACCTTTTAATCTTTCGATGCCTACAAGACCGATACTAAACTCAATAGAAAACGATATAGAACCTGCATTGAAGTCATTAACAACTAATATGGGTTTACTAGCAGAATACTCTGAAAAGCTAGAGGTTTTTATTAAGTATATGGATAACTATTATACAACTGTTATTCAGATTATCACGCATTGACATCTACTTGATGTGTGGTATAATTAATTTACCTTCCTTATAAAAAAAGCGACACCATGCTTTCCACCTGATCCTCCTACAGGTGGTTTTTATTATGTCCACGCACAGCGAAATCTAGGGGTATACAATCGATTTTACTTGTTAAACCGTAGAACAGCCTTCCACTTGTCAATAGCCACGCCTAGAGCCTCTATGTTGAAAGTTTCTTCTAACACTCCTATACCGTCCGAGATTATCCATGCCTTATATCCATCCGAGAATCTCACTAAAGCAACGTACCAGTTCTTAGCTTTCTTGAGAGGCTCACCGTTAAAGGTTCGCATAGTCTTGGTAAAGTATCTTTCGATATACACTTCCATAGTATCGTTCTTTGCATCCGGCTCGATTCCATCTTCCCATGGAAACGGTGTCAGTAATCCAAAATCAAACATAGTTACTCCTTATCGGGTATAATACTTGTATTTCCGTGCATTTTGTACCCTTTCGGGTGTGATATTACGTGCAGAAAGTACGAAAAAATCATACTTAGTGTAGGTGATTTCACGCATCGGTAAACTGTATATACTGCTGGTTGAAATTTACCTTAATATCACCGCACCTCCCGTCACGGTTTTTTTCTACTAGTAGGAAAGTGCTTTCCAGCCTTTGCTCTTTGTCGTATTTATTATAGATCATTACTACCACGTCAGC